ACAGTCATCGCCTACTGTGTTGTCCACTCATTTACTCTTTGCCCTGTCGAAACCTAGTCACCCCCATCAGAAGCATAATCCCGTTTCTTATGTCTCTATATGCTATGTGCATATCGATTATGCTTTTGGTGGAGGTGGGGAGAATCGAACTCCCGTCCAGAACACTTTTCTCTTTGCTTCATACAACAATAATTTTTCTACCCTTAGTATAACCTAAGGTTAAAAACTGGTCAAGATCATTTTTATTGATCTTTTTATTACCTAGCTCACTATGTGTTATCCAGCAAGTTCCAAACTGCGAATTCTTTAAGAATTAACTACAACAGCGGATACAGGTGGTGGGCTAAATGCGTTTATAAACGATATATAACTGTTAGCAGCATCGGTTGTAGTCCAGGTTCTAACAATTGTGTCATCTGGCGTCAATCCGACCTGAATTCCGTCGGTTGTTCCATTTGCTACAGCAGTGCTTATATAATCTATTAGAGAAACCAATTCAGCATCATTTAAATTTCTGCTCCATAATACATTAGATTGAATAGCCATAAAAACTCCTTTTTAATATAACATTACTTATCTAATTTAATTATAATTTTCTTATGCAGGCACAATATTTGATGCTTGTTTGCCCTTAGGACCCTGAACAACATCATATGATACTACTTGATTTTCTTTAAGAGTCTTAAATCCATTAATATTAATTGCTGAAAAATGTGCAAATACTTCCTCACTATTATCATCGGGTGTGATAAATCCGAACCCTTTTGCATCATTAAACCATTTTACTTTACCAAACGCCATATTACTTTACTTCCTTTAAAATTTAATTACTGATCATTGTCAAGCCAATTTTTTAGCTCTATTAACAAATACATTGTAACAGCACCAAGAATAAAAATAGCCAACCATGTCATGATCGTTAATTATATCCTTTTATCACGTTGTTGTCAACCTTGGGATTACCTTTTGCATGAGCATCTAAAAAACTACGATCACGCTCTTTAGGTAATTCACCACAGCCCAATCTTTCCCATTCTTTTTCGGAATAGTAATACTGGTCAACGGGTTTCTTTTGCTGTTCCACGATTATGTTATTTAGCGCAGTTTGGTGGGCCAGGTGGGATTCTAACCCACGATCAATGCTTTATGAGAACACTGCTTTGGGACACTAAGCTACTGGCCCTAACGTATAGTATAACACTAGGGCTGGTAGTTGTCAAGGAATTTTTTAAGATCGCCGTACAGGTTAGTAACCATTGCTTCCTTGCTACCAAAAAATATAACTTTTTTGGGTATGCCCTTGACTGCGTGGATGTAATAAGGCATTTGTAATTTGCGATCCATATCTAAAATCATTTGTTGATTAAACTCTGTAGGATTATCAATGTTGAACGAATAATTTTCAAGGTCTAACTCCTTGCAAAAGGCATGATAGCCGTCTGAAGTTAGTCGCATGCCACCGGTGCCGCGTATATTGAACCACCAACTCCGCATGGCCTTTTTAACAGTGATGCCCCAGTCAGGGTCTAACTGCCCAACTAGTGTTTCGGTAAGTTTCTTTTTATCGCGCACATCAAGGGTAGACTTGAGTTCCAGTGTTTAACAATACCACAGTGAACTTTTCAGTCTTGAATTGTGTGTTGAGTTTGCGGGCCAGATTCTTAGCATGACCAGGATTGCTGAACGAGACCTTTTTATATTTTGGCCCTGGATATTGTACCAACATGTTTGATGTTTTAAGGTTAATAGGTTTGGCATCATAAAACACAGCCCAAACCCCTTCTGACGCCAAAACCTGCTCAGTCTTATAGGTGGCCTTGTTTGTATGTTCGATTAATACATTGGGTTTTGGACGGCTCATATCATTAAACTCCTATATTTTATTTATCTAGAAATATAGGTAGTTTTAGAATGATCCCCCATCCATTTTTACTGTAATTACATCTTCTTGTGCGGCTATAACTGCGTGTTCACGTAGTTCACGAAGTTCCAACAATAATCTGGTAATGTCGGCATGTAGGTCTTGGGCTTCCTTTAAACTCATAATAAAGTCTTTAGCACCACGCGATTCAAATCCACGCACACGATCAACAAATTTATTTAGATGAATGGTCACTGGCCTCGTCCTTGTTATAGTATGGACCTTGATAAGGGTAGCGTTGTAGCACAATCAATTTTGGTGCCAGCACAGTTTTCCAATGGCGACCTTTTTTAACATTATACCATCCAGCGGCAAACCATGATTTACTTTTGTTTGTCTTAGTATATACAGGTAACTGCTGGCTGACGTCCCACATAGGATTATATACTCGTCCTGCCACTGGATATCCATGCACATGGTCCACGGACGTTTTTGGTCGAGTAATTTTTACTGCTGGTTCAAACTCAATGTCGACAGTGCGGGCTGCCAACTTGATTGTTTTGAACTGTGCAATTTGATCATTGATCTTGACTTGATATCCACCTGCACAGGCCTCAATGTTTCCAACCTTTTGATTATTTTCTTGCAAGATCCAAAACTGTTTATCAATTACGGGTTTAGCTATTAATGTCATTTGAGACTCCTTTTTCTACATTCTTCTTGTACCTTGGTAGGTATATCAGGATGCCACCCACCGATGAGCACCCTGCAATCATACTGCACAACAACTACACTGCCTTTGTTGGTTGGCCAAAAACTTAAGATTACTACTGCAATTATAATACTAAATGTTATCAAAGTCCAGAAAATATCTTTAACCATTCAACACACCTTTGTAGGTTTCATTCATCCAGCGCCCAAACGAGTCGGCACTTTCACTACACTTGTTCAATTCATACTTGCCACAGAATTGCATAAAACGCACACCCACTTGTCCTATGTCTTTGTGACTAATTTGTTCAATGATCGCCAAGTCTACTGTATCTTTAATTGCTTGAGGTTGTGCTGTTAGGTCAATCAACTCTCGATTGCGTTCGTAATCATCTAATACTCTGTGTTCCGCACCGTCTGGATCAGTCCAGCGTTGCAGCATCATGTTGTTCCAATTATATCCTCGAGTCTTGCGATCTTCATATGCTTCCACGAGACCAACTTTATTCTTTGTCCCTTTTGTGCGAACACCCGGATAGGCCGAAAACACATTGTCAGAGCTGTCTCCTCGCATACATTTTTCAAAAAGTAACCACTGTGGGTCGGGAATTTTTTTGGCAGTTTTAGTTTTTTTGTCGATGACTTCTTTACCTTTGGCATCGAATATTCCTTCTATGGTGATTAGTTCGTCTGTGATACCGTTGTATTGTTTGACATTGGGTGCTATTAATTGAACAAAGTCGGTATCACTGCTGATAACAATATGTTCGTCTTGGGGGTGTAGTGCTATCCAGCGAGCTATAATATCGTCGCCTTCTGCTGTAGGACATCTAATAACTGAACAATTGGTCCTTTCAGACAAGTATTTAGTCAAACTATCATAAGTTTCCCAAAACATCTTATCTTCTTCTGCTTGGGCTTCTGTAAGTGCCGCACGGGCCACAGCACGGTTATTTTTATAGGGTTTATACATGTCCTTGCGCCAGCTACGCCCTTCTAGGGCAAAAACCACGTGATCTGCTTCAAAGCGTCGGGCCACTTTGTTAGCACTCATTAGGGTTACATGGAGGGCAAATCCAATTTTCTCCCACGTGTCAGCGGCACGGAACGCACCGTGTCTAGCACGAAAGAACATATTAGCCGTATCTATAAGAACATATTTCATACTGCTAGTATAACAGATGTTGTCTATTTTGTCAAATAAACTTGTTGGACATTAGATAATTGAGCAGGTATTTAAACCACCAACTATGCCCATTTCGTCCATAATGATACGAATCGGGCATGACCGTTTCAATTCCTGCTCTTTGTAGTTGAGCATGATATGTTCCGGCCGGATCATACGGGCTGATATAATTGAGTCCCCAATCTTTTCGGTCTTGGATTGAACTAAAGTCATTGTTGCCATTAAAGAACACATGCGGTATATTTTGGGCAAGGAGTTCTTGATGAAACTGCCAAATATTGCTGTGTGCTTCACGTGCCTTTTGGCGCCAATCAAGTCCAATCACATAATTACGATATCTTTCTTGTGCTTCTTGTGGCACATGATCAACACCCGACCCATTGACCTGATAGGCGATACCATTATATTCCCATTCTTCACGTTCCCAGGTGCTCCATTGGATAACGACTAAAATATCTTGTAGGTTGTTTTTTTGTTCTGCTAACCAGGCACGAGCAGTTCTTAATATTCTAGCATTTGAACTGGCACTTTCGGCTTCGCATCTAAATCCAGCGTTAAGAGCAAGACTTAATAGTTTACCCCAAGTGACTTGAAGATTTTCTGGATGCGGTAATCGTCCTAAATGATACAATTCAGGATCGTCTTCAGCAAATGCATGAGCGTTTACCGCTTCGGCGCCAGCAGTATGGCTGTCACCATTGACATACAAAATCATAAAACAAATTCTTTGGCATGGCAAGCTAACTCAATACCCCAGGCTGCTTGAGCATCAGCACCATAATGAAACGGATCCCCGTCATTGGCTAGAATATTTTTTGATTCAAAGTATTTGGCCATGCATCCGTCGGCATCGTAGGGTTTGTAAAAGTTTCCATGCCAATCTTGTTGGTTGGTGATGGTATTGAAATTGTTATAAGTAGACCAAAACAAGTGTCGTATGCCACGTTCACGTAATTTTAAATGCATGGCATAAATTCTGTCATGCCACAACTGTGTCATTTTACGATAGTATTCACCGGTCAATGTAGACTTCCACTCATTGAATCGAGCCTTCATTGGTTCAGGCATGCCAAAGTCTGGGCCACCACACACAGATATGTTGTTATACAACCAAGGCCATTCTTCACGTTCAAAACTAGTCCAACCAATGAATAGCATTGTATCAGGTTCCCAACGTGTGTCGGCTAAGAAGTAGTCTAGGTGATTTTCAATCCAATAGTTACTGGCACCATTTTTGGCCCAACAACTAAATGATTCAGAAAATCGCCGACTAAACACCACAATCATATTGGTTGTATCTACCGGCTGGTTGGATTCAGTGCAAGCCGGGTATAAGTTACTGTCACCAATGGCCAGTATCATGACACTTCAGACCTTCCATCACCAATGTTACGAGTTTTAACCACACGGTCTCGTTCTGGGTCCATGGCTTGATATTGTTCATATGTTTCTAAAACAACATTACGACATACCGCAGTAAACCAACGATCAACAATGTCACTATCGGTGTCTTTGGGATTCATTTGATATCCAGCACGAATAAGATTGGCTACAAACTTGTCGTTCCAATCTAATTCAAATGCTCCATTTTGCATGTTTTCAGGATCGATTTCCATGCTAAGAATATTAACCCATGGCTCGCCCTTTTCGGTTGCAAGTTCCTTGGCAGTCTTTTCAACCTTTTTGGGTTTTGGATCAGTGTTGACTTTGACTTCAGGTTTTTTCTTTTTAAATCGATCAAAAAATTTCATGTTATCCTTGAGTTCTAGTATTACCGTAATGCATTACTGCTATGCCTGGCATGTCAAATGGTAACTTACGCCACGGATCAACTATGATACTACCCGGTTGAATTTCACAGTATGGTTGTGTATCGGGTGTGTTACCGGTGTATTCGTAAGTGATCTTGCGATTGTGTGCCCATAAAAATACTGCTGGCCCATCGATAGTGTCTAAACAATGAGTGCGATCATCGGCTAGTGGGTCAACATACACTACAGGCAATCCAGCTTCACGAATATAGAATCCTACTAAGGTGCTGTAACTACCAATACAATATTCAACATCGGGCTTGTAGGCCTTGCCATGAATCACAATGGGCAAACTAAATCTTTGTGCTTGATCGACTAAAAACAAAGCCAAGTTCTTTGCTTGGATTTCTCTAGCATGCATAACTGTATCAAATAAATCGTAGCCAATATCATATTCTTCTGCTAACCAACGCAAGGCAATGTTATCACGTGGATGGCAAGCACCGGCATCGCCCATACCAGCTGTCATGTATTTAGGACCCATGATTCGCATGGTTGATCGTGCTAAAGCATTTGTAACTACGTCGACGTTAATGTGACCAATCTTCATGGCAAAGTCTTGAATCATGTTTACAAGTCCGACTTTGGCACTGATAAATGTATTATAGAAAATTTTAATAGCTTCGCATTCGTCCCATGTGCCAATTTCATAACGTGGATTATTCTGCATAATTGTTTCATACAAGTCTCGCAGTTCGCCAGCAACTCCGGTTAGGTTGCCATCTTCGGTACCCAACATGATCATTTCTGGATTGACCATATCCCATTTGACTGAGCCCATGGCAATCAAATACGGATTGTAAACAAACTGATGTTTAGTATCTAGCAAAGGAACAAACTTGTTGCGAGTTGTTCCGGGCAATACTGTGCTAATTAGCACTACTTTTTTAGGTGTAGTAGCAAATTTATTTACATTGTTAATAGCGTCGATGACTGCATCGTGTCCAAAGTCTTTGGGAGTCATATGACTCGACGGAACTGATCCGTCATAGCCCTCGGCATGTGGGGTAGGAACAGCAATGAAAATCCACTCGCTTTCGTTGACTACTTCACTAATGTCACATACTTTTACTGTGTTGCTAACTCGTGGGTAAATGTCGTAACCGCGGACTTCGTGTTTTTCAGCAAACACTTCTGCACAGTCCAGCCCTAATTTTCCAATTCCTACAAATCCAATCTTTTTCATATGAGTCCTTGAGATAAATGATACTACAGAATAATTTATCCATGTTTTGAGTGGTGATTAAGATTTCTTAAACACAGGAATTGGATTCATTTTGTGCAAACTCCTGCCACGAATAGCGCGATACTTTAACAAGTTAGCTACTAATGTAGGTTCGTCTGTGGTAATTTCGCCTAGATCCATACGCATAGCTACTTCTAACTCTGCATAGCTAAGTCCGCCAAGTTGATCTTGGTCAGTACGGCCATCATCCCACAGCCCGTCGGTGGGCGGAGCATTAATGATGTCTTGCAGGATACCTAGCTCACGGCCCATTTGCCACACTTCAGTTTTGTAGCAGTCAGCTATAGGACTAAGATCCACACCGCCATCACCATATTTGGTATAGAAGCCGACACCAAAGTCTTCAACTTTATTGCCAGTGCCTACTACAATGCCATTAACACTTTGAGCAATTTGATAAAGTGTAACCATACGTAATCGACTACGGCTATTGGCCATACCTAATAGATTTGGATAGGTAGCTAATCGACTTTCAAATTCGTCAAAGGTTGTAGTTAAATCAATAATTTCGTGACGGACATTATCAAAGTTTTGTCCTAGCCAAAGTCCTTGTCGCATACTAAGATCGTGTAGTTCTGGACGTTGACGGATGGGCATAGTAACTGCAAAGACATTTAATCCTGTGCGGGCGCATAGTGCGCTGACTACAGCACTATCAATGCCGCCACTAATACCTACTACTAAAGATTTTATGTTAAATCTAATAGCGTAATCTTTAATCCAGGTAGTAATACGATCCTGCAATGTTGTTCCTGCAGATAATCTATCTTCAGTTGTAAATGTAGTCATTTTAATAGCCTTTTAATTTTAACATCAACATCTCTTCACGGCTATACCAACGAGTCCATACCGCAGGATCTCCTGGGCCACTGATAATATAATCAGCACAATAAGCATGGGTAAGCCACATCCACTTACGACTAACATGGCATCGACGTGGCACCAATGACCGTGTAAGTTCAGTCTGGGCTCTTTGTAAAAACCGTCGATCGTCGTAGTTGTCTGGTCCAATATGTTCTGGAATTGGCAAGTTATATAATCCTTGCGGAAACATTATTTGCCCCAACCATTGCCCCACAGATCCACATGCAAGCGTGGACTATAGTTGAATCCGCGCTCGCAACAAATATTAGCAATGTTCAATTTGTTTGCATCATATGGAGTAACTACGCCGCCTTGTGGCATTAGATATACTACACCTGTAAACCCATCGTGTCTAAATGCATCCACCGCACGAACAGCCTCGTCTACATGTTCTGGTGTTTCTACAACAAACTTAAGATAGGTATGGCCAAATGCTTGATACTCATTAACAATGTCTGGGCAAATGGCATCATCCCACTTTTCACCACTAGCACTTAATTTAGCACTAACACTAAATGTAACTTCTTTGCCCTCGCAACCATATGTCCAAAAGTTATCAACTAAAAATTGTTTAAAATCTTCTGATAGTTTCTGAGTTCCGTTAGTTTCAAATGTAATGTTCTTTAAGTCTTGCATACGTGGATGACTTAATAATTTGCCATAAGCACGTTGCCAACCTAGCAATGGCTCACCGCCGGTGATGACCAAGTGGACATCATTGCCATTATTTTGTTGCCACATTTTGTTAGGAGTCAATGCCAACATGCGGTCTACAAGTTCTTCTGTGGTATAGTTGGGACTGAGTTGTTTGAATGCTGGATGCCATGACGCATAACTGTCACAGCCGGTTTCTACCAAAGGCAGTTCTTCAAACTTGTTGTATAGATGTACCACTTCGGCCACATCATCTGCACCTGTGCTCTTTTCGCCTGGGGCACACCCAAATCCTGCACAGGTAAAGTTACAACCATAAGTTCTTAGGAATACGCTAGGTACTCCGACAAAGCGGCCTTCGCCTTGTAAACTATAAAATATTTCACTTACTTTGATTTTCATGATTGTCCTAATTTAAAATTCTAACACTAAATGTGATCCGTCTCTATAGATTGTTTTTTTTGCTTGGCTCGCCCAATGATCATATAAATTATCATCAACTAACCTGCAATGTTCATCCGATGAAGCACCTTGCCCAACAGCAATCGGATGATGATATTTCCAATTCACTACAATAAAATATCCGTGAAAGTTTTTAATAATATTGGCCATAACTAGATCAAATAGTTCAGCTGGAATATGTTCTAAACTTTCAACCATTAAAATTGTATCAAATTGATTGTAATCAATATCAACGTTGGCGATAGAATTTTGAATTGGTGGTGTGTTTACAAATTCTTCTCCAAAATAATGTTTGCCGGTTTTTTGATATAGCCTAGCGGCACTGGACCCGTATTCTACACTAGTAACAGGAATTTTCATATAAGTTAATGCCGCGGCTATTTCTCCACGCCCACCACCAATTTCTAACACATGATTAGGCATTCGAGTTTTATTTTCTTTTAAAAAATCAATTTGATTTAAAATTGAATACTTGTGTTTTTCGTTTTTCATCATTGGGTCAAGATAAAATTTTTCTTGAAATTTATTGAACATGGCTTCCCAAGTAATTCCAAACGCATAACTAAGAGCGGCAAATGCATCCCCAAACTTTAATGATTTGTGTATCCATGATATAATTCCATCTGAATATTGAAAATATTTTTCATCATATAATAGCATAATTTGTTTATTTTGTAACCTTTAATGGAATGCCTCTAAACATGTATTGCACACTGTTATCTCGTTGAAATTCTTTATCAAAACTACTAAAGTGTTGATTAAATTCTTCGGGGGTCAGTTCAAAATGATCAATGGGTTCTTTGCTGTCAGCAATGGCCTTTTTCATTTCTTCTACCAAAGCAGGTTTTCTATAATGTATTTTCATCGCCACCAATCCTCCCAAGGAAAAACAATCCACACATCTTCTTCAGCTTTATTTAGATCGATTGCTGAGTAACTAATTTTTAATTCACTCTTACTTGCTTCGTTATCTACTAATGCCGCAACACGAACATTATGTCCCCAAATTTCATCAATCCAGCGTGGGTCATCGGGTAAGCAACCCGATTGCCAATCTTGTTTAATCCAGTTAAGTGTAGCGCCAGTGTCGTTAATGTCGTCCACAATAAGGATACGCTTACGGCCATTTCCTGAGGCCATTGAATCGTGAATTTCATAACCAAATGCGTCTTCTGCCATCCACAAGTTACTTTCTGGTCCGTGTTCACTATCACGCAAACTTACTTTAAGGCATTCCATTGGAACTTCTAAGTATTGACTAATAAGGTTAGCCGGGATCAACCCGCCACGTGTAAGTCCTACTACATAGTCAGGCCGCCATGCATCACGCTGTAGTTGACGTAGGATTTCTTGGGTTTGATTTTCAATGTCTTGCCAAGAGTAATATATTTTTTTCATTTAAATGCTTTGGTTAAATCAGTTGTATTCCATAAACACATCCTGCGTATTACTCCGCCAACAGGGCCGTCATCTAAACTATCAATTGGCCCAGACAGATTAAACGGATGTTGTTCCAAATTAATCGGTCTGAACTCACCTGTGCCAATATTTTGATTGTCAAAGTGCCCAGGCAAATAGCTAGTAGTCATTATGTATTTTACACTACTTGACGTTACGTTGTCAAATACTTTGACTAAATCAGCTTCTGATAAATGAAATAAACAATCACGGCAAAACAATAAATCTACCGTGGGCAGAGCATCTTGGGTCAAATCAAACACTCTAAAATCTTTTTCTGGCCAGGCGGTTTGATTTGATTCGATCATGAATTCCACTATGTCGCCACCAATGTACCGGAACCCTGCAGGAAAATCAACAAGACTCATCCAACTATGGTCACCGCACGGAGCATCCAACATACTTTGTATGTGGTGTTTGATTAAAAAATCAGGTAATGTATCTCTAAGTAATTTGGTGTATTCTAATGTGCTGCCAGACCCACATGGGACATCGCACCAACGATGATTTTTTACAATATCGGTAAAAATGTCCTTCAAGGCTGCACCAAATTTTTCATTAATTGTAATTTTTTATCTATATCTCGACTGCTATGAGTATGCACAATATTGGAGTTGTAAATATTAATGCCATTCCATAAGTTCTGGTGCCATACCGGAACTCGATCAGGCAACCATTGAGCCTGGTAAGACCACTCTGGGCGTAACACTTGGTCAAGAGTTAATCCTTGATCCCACAGCATGGAATTTAATATAATTTGTTCAGTGTCGTAAGTATTAGAATCCCAATCCTTGGCCATTTCTAACCCGGTGTCCCAGATCTTCTGTTGCATTCCGGCAGGAAATAGTCTCACTCCAGCATTGAAAAAATAATCAAATTTACGATTGTATCTGTTGGGACTATTAAAGCTCTTTGGATCAGTAAAATTAAACATCATAAAATGATCAGATAATCCCCATGGATTTATATCTCGTATACACATGGTATCAGGATCGGTATACAATATAGTGGTATCGCCTTGCCGCCAGAGATCATATATGGCGTGGAACGTTTTTTGAAAAGCTTCATTGACGTTTTGGACACGGCCTGAAATAAATTTAAACTCCCAATCGCCTTTAAGAAATTTTGTAAAACTTCCTAAACTTAATTGATGCATTTCTACATATTTTTTGTATAAATCAGTTTCGTGACTACGATCTTTTATATGCCAATTGGTATCTTGTATTTCAAACAGGCTTTTAACTAGAATATTTTTCATTTTTTAGGAACCATATATAACCATGTCATTGTGCTAGGACGACCTTCGTGAACCAATGCCCATTTATCGCAATCACTGAGTGGTTGTAAAAAATCAAATTGGTAAGAATCTTTTACAGTTTGTGCTGTATATTTGACGGTGTGCGTATCTTGAAATCTTTTTGTTAATGTGTCTGTGATTCCGCCGACAATGCAATCGTGACATTCAACCAATATGTTTGCGTGACCCAATGCCGGAACTTGATCAGGATCCAGTAATTCTAATTCAGCACCTTCGCAATCAAATATCAATAACGGATTAACTAAATCTTTACAATGATTTTGTAACCATGCAGTATCGACTACCGCGTTTATCGCAGACACGTTTGTAACGCCATTGGCCGCTACATTTTCATTTACTACATGCATTGACCGTTCATCCATGTCTATAGCAAACACTTGTGAGCTTGGAAGACGTGTAGCCATGCCCACACTGTAGTAGCCTTCAGCGCAGCCAACATTGATTACTGTGTCTGGATTGTTGGCAATTGCATCATTGACAAATCCATGCAATTCATCTTCATACAATCCCAGTAATTTAGATGCAGTATCACCATCACCCCACATGGTATTTGGAACAATTACCATTCCTTTAAATGGCCCAGTTTGCACCTGGCCGTGTGTATGGGTGTAAACGTATGGCAGTAATTCTCTTCGTCTTGAGTCAGCGGCCTGTTGTAAGTATCTTTGTAGATTTTTCATGTGGCCTTTAGTTTAAATTGTCGCATTTGACCATTGGGATCGTTGTTACGTAAATGTTCCCAGGGATCTTGTTGTTGCA